CAGGGTGGATTCTGGGTAACCTATTATAACAAACGTAGATATTTTACTTTTACTGAAGTAGTAGATGGTACATTAGAGAGTTGGACTCAACAAGTCTATGCTGAATATGAAGCCCTCTTTCCTTGTGCGGTAAATGTAGCTGAAGAACTATTGGCTTCTGCACTCTCTTTAAATCTAGAGAGTGAATTAGAAAGTGAAGAGGATGAAGATATAGGAGTTGGAGAACCTAGCTTTGTAGGTGGAGATATTGTAAATACTTTTCATGACTACGGGGTAGTGACCTCTTTAAACTCAGTATACTCTGAAGAAAATTTTGATTTAACTCAAGAAATGAATTATACAGTGAATGTTACCTTAGATCTAAAGAAAATCTTGGGTTTACATGGGAGAAGTCATAAATTTAAAGGCAAAAATCAAAGTGTTTTTTGGAATGCTGGATTATTGTATTATCAAACGTTTGAAGGTAGTGACTGGTTAATTACAGGAAACTATGGTAAATTACTTAATGATGATTTACCTCAAGTAGCATTAATAAGCTCTAGTATAGGTAGAATAACTCAACAGAGCTTTTTTAATATTAATGCCATGTATGGTTACCGTTACCCTATCAAATTAAAGAATGATAATACCTTAAACTTACAAGCATTTATGAGTTACACTTTATTTAGGTACTATGAAGGATTTAAAGTTGATAAGAAATATTTAATATTAGAAAGTCCGATATTATTTTATCCGGGCTTCAATATTGATTTTAAATTTACTCAAACGTTTAAAGTTAATCTAGGCTTTAATATTGGGTATAATACTTTAGTAAATGATTTAGGCGAAAGAAATATAAATTACTCCATAATATTTGGGGCAAATTTTTAAGGAGATGTGATGAAACGATTACTACTAATATTACTTATTGGGTTTGCACAAGCTCAACTTCCCCAACCAACATTGGTTGGACAAGAGAAACTGCAAGTACCAACACTAAGCATTAACAATTTTGTTAATCAAGCTGAAGTTGAAGGACTAGAAGATACTAGGGTATTTCTAGGGATTACAAATATACTTACAGAAAATGTGATGGACTCTAGATATGAACTAGTTGAAAATGATTCAGATTTTGAAATGACTGCTAGGGTTGTGTACTTAGGAAGTCCAAGAAAATCTACTACAATACTAGGATTATTTAGGACAGAAAGTAAAACTACAGAAGTTAGAGTTGTAGTGGAATTAAAAAATAAAAAGACCGGTAACATAGTTACAGGCAACGGAACCGGAACTGTTGATAAAAAGATTAATGCCCGAGGGTTTCAAATTGAAGAAGACTTACCTTTTGATAGGTCTGAGATAGGTGGAGCTTTAAAAGAAGCAATCTATAATGCGGTTCAAGAAATACTATAAAGATACATTATCTCTCTTTATATCGTTAGCTTTTATTTATTGGGTTCATGGTATTAATGAGATTAAGGTTAATAAAGAAGACCTAGCTGTAATTCTAACATCCCAAGAAAGTCAGATAGAAGATTTAAAAAATAAGGTTAATTTATTAAGTAAGAATAATGAGCGATTATTATCGGAGTTGAAAGAACACGATAAAATTCGCGGCAAAGAAAACGCTGCTTTATTGACTCGTATTAAAAACCTTGAAGAAAAGGTCAATATTTTAAATTTAAAGCCAATGCTCTCTAATATAACGGGGAATAAGAGGTTTGAATTTGAAGATATACAAGTAAATAGAGTGGGGACGTATGAAACAAAAGGGCAAGTATTAGTAGCCTGGAAAGATGATTACCTAACCACCCAAAAAGTTGACGTGACCACAACAGGAGAAATTGTTGTGACACCAAAGATAGAGAAACTAAGTAAGAATAGTTTTGTTTCTTATATCGATGAAACTTATATAGGTGGTATAACGATAAGGGGACAAGGAGAACCTCAAAGGATTGAGCCTCCAAGAAACCAATTTAGTTTAGGTCCTTTCTTAGGGGTTGCTTATAATGCTACTACGGGATTAACCGAACCTATCATAGGTATAGGCGTTTCATATAACTTAGTTAAACTATGGGATTGGCGATAAAATGAATAATATATTAATACTTGTTTTACTACTTGTTGCAGCTTTATTATGGTTATACATTTGGAAAACTAATGTAATTGACTTTAAGAAAAAACCAGAAGCAAAGCCGAAAGCAAAGAAAAGAAAAGCTAAAAAGAAAAAAGCTACAAAGAAATAATGCCAGGTAAAAAGAAATCACCAATGGCACGCACAGGTAAGTCTAATGGTCGCTGGAAAGGCGGAACTAGTAAAACTTACTATAGAAAAAAAGCTGGTGCTAAAAAGAACGATGGTAAAGTCGTTCATCACAAAGATCATAACAAAAAGAATTCTAGTAAAAAGAATCTTGTTCTAGTGTCACCAGGCAAACATAATAAACTTCATCCAGAAAAAGGGGGAGACCATCGTAAGAAAAAGAGAACAAGACGTAAGAAATCTCGATAGAATAGTGGCTTTCCTTTGGGGTGGAAAGGTGTTAGAATGAAAATAACAGACTATACAACAGAACAAAGAGAGCTAATTAAAGAAAGGATAATCAAAGCACTTGATAAATCCTTTGATGTTAATAAGTTTGGTAAAGGTACTCCATTTTGGATGAGTTTACTTTTTATCTTAGAACGCTTTAATAAAGGAAACTATTACGGTAGTTTAGAATTAAAGATACTAGGAACATCAGCAAATGATGTAAAAGAAAAAGAGAGAACTCATAAACTACTGGAGACATATACTGAACCTGAGTAAATTTTCTGGGCAGGAATCCTAGAATGTCCTTGTTAATCCTAGAAAAAGAGAATTATATTAATAGGAACATTTATAAAGGTGCAGTGGCACCTGTAATTAGAAAGTAATTATTGGGAAAATAAACTATGAACAACGAAAACATTCCAAACTTAGGGCAAACTCAACTCGACATTAACAATGTCTTACCAAATCAAATTCAAGTAACTGAGAGTCTTGAAGTCAGAGCACTTGAATCTGAAAAAGGTAAAAACAAAAGAATGGCCGTTAAGTTAATCACAGAAGGCTGGTCTAAAAACGGATACTACTACTCAAAAGATGTAGCAGAATCAGTTGCCGATCTTATTACAAATAGACCACAGATGTACATGGATCATGCTATGGGCATGAGACAAGGTAGATCATTTAAAGATTTAGTAGCAGTAGCAGTAGATTCTTATAAAAAAGATGGAGCTGCTTATGCTGTAGTAGAGATGGTTGATAATCCTGCTACAAACTGGCTATACGAGATGGCCAAAAAATTTCCGGGTCAAGTTGGAGCATCTATTGACGCTAGGGCTAAGATTAAGCCTTATGAAGCAAAAGAAGATGACGAAACAGAAAACCAGAAATACGTAGTTGAGGAAATTATGTTCCTTAATTCCGTAGACTTCGTTACTTACCCATCAGCAGGCGGTGGAGTTGTTGAAATACAAGCTAGTGAAGAAATTCAAAGAGCTTATCAAGAACTTGACCAAATTCTGGAAAATTGGGGGTCCGGGGTCGCTAAACTCGTTACTAACCAATCTGAAGAGGAATCTTCAGATTTAACTACGGAGGACTCTGAAATGAGCAAAGACAGCAAAACTGTTGAGTTTACAAAAGAATCCTTTTCAGCTCAGTATCCAAATCTCTTTGAAGAAATTCGTCTAGAAGCTCAAAAAGAGATTAAACAACAAAAAATTAATGCCGAAGAACAAGCAACTAAGGTTGCCGAAGAAGAAGCAAAAGTTGTTGAGTTGGAGACTAAGCTTGAGGAGGCTTCGAAAGAAGCTAACGAACTCCGCGCCAAGGTCGATGAATTCGAACTTGTGGAGCAAGTGGCTAGCAAACGTAGAGAAGTCCAAAAAGCTATCGAGGATAGTGGTTTGGATAATCAATACGTTTCAGAAGTTTTTGTTGAAGACCTTATGAAGGTTGACAGCGAAGATGAAGTTGCAAAACGTATCACAGATCGTAAGCAACTTGTTGAATCAGTTTCAGGTGATGTCACAGACAATGGGGCAAGACTTGAAGAAGGTGAAAACGAAGAAGTACAACCAGAAACTGAAGAAGTTACTGAAGAAGAAGCACCAGCTTCCCCTTCAATTGACTTAGACGATCTGGTCAAGTCCATGAAATCATACAATCCTATTAAATTTTAGGGTTAGATTCTGGAATAATTAATGAAAATCAAAAATCGTAAAAGGAGAATACTATGGCTGACTTAAAAGCTAATGCTATACTACAGTATGGCGATCCTATCTTTGGAAGACTTGTTCTTGCAAAGAAAACAGCGGCAGATGATCTACAAATTGGTGACTTTTTAAACTTTGACACCACAGGCGTAGAAAAAATCGGCGCTGCTACTGATGATGCGACTTTCATTGGTGTTTGTGGAACTTTATCCGAAGACGCAGACGGACCAGATCAGATTATGGTTTACCTTAAAACTATTGTTGAGGTACCTACACAATCTGCTACTTATATACCTGGTCAAAGTCTATCTATGAATGCTTCAAACGGCACTCTAGAAACAGCTTCACCGGATGCAAACACAATTGCGCATTCATTAGAATACAAAACTACAGCAACCTCATTGAAGGTATTGGTCGACGTTGTAAGTTTACAGAAACTATTTGGCGTTGCAGCTTAATAAAATAACAGGAGAATAAAATCATGAAAAAAGGATTAATTAAAAACCTTGTTGAAACTAAAGTTGAAGAACACGGCGGTAACCTTTACGAAGGTGCTAACGCAGCAGCTGAACAGATTGGCGATTTAATTAGCGAAGGTAAAATTGACACTAAAGATATTTCTTTAAGACAAGTTTACGAAGAACTAGTTGATTGTCCAATCTCCGAATCAGCAGCACGAGTTTCTGAAGCTTTAAACTCATCAGCGTTTCCAAACGTTGCACAAAAGATCATTCACTCAGATATTATCAGCGAGTATGAAATGGCAGTAGGATCAGCACAAAACCTTGTTACTGAAGCGCAAGCTTCAAGAACTGACGAGGAATTAGTTGTTGGTTTCACAGCTGGAGATACTACACCGTTGTTAAGAAGACAGGGAATGGCCTACGAAGAGACTTCTATGGGAGAGAAAAATTGGACTATCAAGATGGCAGATTTTGGTAGAATGATTTCTCTAACAAGAGAAGTTATCTTCGAAGATCGCACAGGCGAAGTACTTAACAGAGCTAGAGACATCGGTAGAGCCGCTGGTCATCATAAACAAAAGATGATCATCGAATCTGTTGAAGTTGCTGCTAGATCAGCTTTTGAAGAAGCTGCTTCTTCAGCGGCTGTCTTTAAAGGCACTGCAAGAAACGCTGCTGCGATGTATTCAAACGATCACACTGCATTAGACGGTCAAGTTAATGATAACTTGCTTGCTTCTAACGCATTGGTAGACTTTACAGATCTTGACGCAGTCTATCAAGCATTCTCAGCTATGGTTGATGAAGCCGGTAACAAAGTGGATATTGTTCCAAACACTATCCTTGTTCCTGCGGCATTGAGAGCGAAAGCTTTCCAAATCATGAATAGCCAGATGCTTGGTGGTGGTGCTAACGATACTGTTTCACCAACATATAACCCGGTTAAAGACCTTGCACAAGGCGGATTGAACATTGCTTCATCTGTATTCTTGTCAAGTGCTACTGACTGGTATATGGGAGACTTTAGCAAACAGCTTAAATGGTTAAACGTTTATGCTCCAGCTACTGAATCACAAGGTGCTAACAGTGAATTAGCTTTCACTAATCAGATTGTATCAAGATTCAGATTCTCTTATCATGCTGGCATTGGCCACACTGATTGGAGATATATTGCTAAGTGTACAGCTTAACAAGACTGATCTAGAATAATCAAATTGAAAATAGGGGCCTGATATTCCGGTCCCTATTTTTGAGAAGGAGAAAACTTACTATGAAAACTAAAAGACTATTTGAATTGAAGTCAGATCGTAGGGGTATTTACAATAACGGGAAAAAGGTTGAGGTTGTTAAAAAAGCTGAACCTAAAAAGAAACCCGCACCAGCGAAAGACAAAAAGAAATAACTTTTAAGAGGAGCCAGCTACATAGTTGGTTTCTCAGTGTTACATAATATCTTCGATTAATCCCAGAAAACTATAGAGGAGGTATCGAATAATTATTTAAATTATAGAGACATCAAAGGTGTACTTATGGCAGTTAAAAATGATAATATAGCAAATTTTTTAGACGTGGTTGACTTAATACCTCAACTATACGATGCAGAAGAGAGCGCATTTAATGTTTTATCAGAAATTGAATTAAGAAGTATTATAACTAGAACGGATTCTAGGTTAAGGATGGAATTGAAACCTTATTATGGTAGTAGTTTAACTACATCAGTTCCTTATGCAACAGCATCAATTCCAAGATTTGGTAATACCGCTTCGGGTAATTTATTATTACAGAATCCAGCGGGTAGTACAACCTTGACTGTATCAGCTTCTTTAACTGCTACTCAAGTTTATACTATTACTTTTACAAGTGCTACTGCTTATACCGTAACTAGTGATTTAACTGGTGCTAATGGTACAGGAGCAAAAGGAAGTAGTTTTACTACTACTGATACATTTTTAACTATTCCCGCTGCATTATGGAATGGAACATTTTTTAATGGGGACGTACACTATATTAAAGTTTACACTCATGAATCAGCCTTGGTTTATTTAAGTACTTTGCTGGCTGCAAACCAAGTGTTAAATACAATTTATACAGAGGAAGTACCAGATGCTTCCGCTTCAGCAGAAAAATATTTAGAGCAGTATCTTAGACAGATGCGAGCTCTACAACGCGGAGAAGCCTTTCTTGAAAAAGGTCTTAGCACACGGGATATTAATCCCATACAGGTCGATTATGAAATCGATGAATATGGCACAGATGCCACCAATTACCCGAACAAGGATTACAATCCTCGTACGGGCTATTAAGTATTATTGAAAATACTGTAACATAGGAAATAAAAAATGGCGACTTTTCAGTCCACAACGACGAAAGAGCTCATTGCAGATATAGCGCAGCATATCAAAGATGAGATTAAACCGACAGGTAAACTACCTAGTATTCGAAAGGTAGCTACTGAGCCTGTAGCTAATCCAGCAATGTTCCCTATTATTACAGTTATACCTATTACCGAGAATGCACAAGGCTACCACGGAAATAAGCTTTATAATATAAGAAGAGTTCGTATTGAAGTATTAACTCAAAAGAGAGATGGTAAATCAGCTCTAAGACAAAATATTGGGATTGTTGAACAAGTAAAAAATATCTTTAAAGTAAATGCTGCAGATTATCAAATCCCAAATAGAGTAGAGACCGCTATTACTACAGTAGCTGATTTAGTAATAGTTGATGTTGAAACAGGGGGTCAAACCTCACCTTTTAAAAATGGATTTTTACAGGTAGGGGCAATAGAAGTAGAAGCCCATAGTTATGATACAGTAATTACTCACGATTTAGTTCCTAGCACTTCTAGAAGTTTAACAGTTACACCAACTGATACTAAAACATTAATTGATAAAATTACTGGCTTTTTAAAAGCCGCAAAATTAAGCTCTGCTATCTTAAGTGAGGTTAGAAGTTTAAAAAGTTTTACTTTACCACCACAGCCCGTGTACCCGGTTGTGTTTGTAGCTATTGAAGAAGAAGCAAGAGACCATAAATTTGCTGGTCAAGATAGCGTTGATAGGACAGTTAGTATAACTATTCTT